CACTTTGGTAGCAGGTTCGGCTTCTGGTCTCCCAATAATGAGTCAGTTGAACAGAATTTTCCTAATCTACACAGGAGACCAAACAGTTAACCACACCAGAGTTAAAGTATTGGTGAATAGCCAATCAGCAACTGCATAATATGGATGAACTAGATAAAATAGTAATAACGGATGAAGTTAAGGTTCTACTCCGAGAGGAACAGACACGGCTAATCAAGATAATTGAGGCCTTGTCTAGATTAGATAAGTCAAAGGAGTGGGAAACTCTTAAGGAAACAATCTTTGCAAAGTCATTAACGGCAATTGAGAGGCAAATGCTCAATGAGTGTGTAGCCAAAGAAGTGGATATAAACAAAATATATAGACTTCAAGGCGAGTGGGCATGGGCCAAACAATTTACCGAGACGGATCGTTTTGTGGAGAACCTTAAGAGACAATTAGAAGAAATTAAGAAAAAGTTAACATGATAAACGAGACTCCGGGGACTTCGCCCCAAAATGCGAATGTGAATTACTCGGCACAGCCGAGGAATATGAGACTGACACCACGAGGAGCAACATCGGCACCTATGTCCCGCAGATTCCCAGAAGTCCGAGGCGGACAATGTGAATATTGCGGAACTTTAGATCCGAATCAGCCTGGTGATGTGCAATACAAGCTCTGTCCTCATTACAGAGGAATGGACTTAAAATGCGTGTATTGCCCACCTAACAAAGACCAGGATGAGGTTGTGCGAAATAGCACCTTAAATGTAGCGGAACATCCCTACAGACCAGGTGAACTAATCGTTTGGTGCAAATCGTTTGAGTGCTCCAAGAAACACGAGGAAGCATTTAAGACAGCATCTTAACAGATGCGATAGCATCATAAATCCTGCCCCTCCCAGTCAGAGACAAGCAGTGTTTTATTAGACTAATTCTCTACTTAGGGTTCGCCGACTAAGAGATGTAAAGGCAGACGCTTATGGAAAATGAAGACTTGAACTTGGACCTTGATAATCTGGAGGTTCAGGCGGAAGAAAAATTAAAAGTTAAGAACAGATTTGAAAAGCTCTCTGAAAAAGTTATAACAACCTCTAGGGAAAGAGATGAAGCATTAGCCAAAGTTCAAACTGAAGCTGATGCCAAACTCAATGCCGAAAAGGAGAGAGATTTCTATAAAGACTTCTCTGCCAATGTTTCAAAGTATCCGAACGCATCTGAGTATCAAGATAAAATCTTGGAAAAGGTAAAGATTGGATATACTACAGAGGACGCTATGGTGGCTGTGCTTGCTAAGGAAGGGAAACTTACTTCCGAGGTGCCACAACCCCTATCTCCTCAAGTAGAAGGGGGCTCTGCCGCAACCCAAATGGGTGGAGAGAAAACCCTTGAAACAATGACTGCTGATGAAAAGTTTGCAGCTCTTACTGAAATAGATAAGACTGGAGACCTAGCAAAAGCCCTCCGAGGTAAATAACTATACAGATGAGCCATTAATAATATGGCAGCAACTTTAAGAAATAGTGCATGGGGTGGTGCGTCCACCAATACATCCGAACTCTTGACCTCGTATATAACCGATATGATACGAGTTTTGGAGCCAGACCTTCAGTATGCTCGTCTTGGCACACGCCGAGATGCACCTAAAGGTTCTGATAGGATTGTATTCCCTCAACCAATGCAACTCCCTGTGAAAATCAATGTGTCTATGACCACTGTGGGTGGTCCGACAGCAGCGGGAGCTGGTTCGGTTTGGGGTGCTGGTGTTTCAATTATAGGTGGTGATGTAACTGCAAGAGAGGGCGGAATGCCTGTATCTTCAACAGTCGGTGTCGCCGCTATAACTGAAGGAACCAACCCAACAGCAGTAACATGGGGTGCAAGTTCGTTCGCAACTGGCCCTGCTCAGTATGGTATTTTGGTTCAAGTCTCTGACCTCCTTGTCCGAAACTCGGCAATTGAGGTTATTGACAACGCAACCAAAGAAGTGCGAGCTGCTCTAGCTCGTATGGTAGATACGGTTATTCAGACAGTGGTTAATGCGGGTTCAAACGGCGTAATTTACGCTGGTGCGAAGACCGCTAGAACTTCACTGGGTGCAGGAGACCTTATCACCCAAGCGGATATGGTAAAGGCCGTTAGTTATCTTCGTTCTTCAAACGCCGCAGGTCTTAAGGACTTCGGTGGTTATTACACAGCAATTATTCACCCAGCAGTGGCTTCAGACTTAATGTCTAACACCGCTACTGGTGCATATCTTGATGTGGGAAGATATACTAGTGTTTCCGAATTGAAAGAAGGAAAACTTGGCGGGTTCCGTGGTGTTCGCTATCTGGAATCAGCATGGCAGAACTACTACAACTCAACCGTGCCTGTAATTCCTACCACTTTGGTAGGTCAGGATTCATTCGGTTGGGGATACTTCCAAGAGCCAACGGCTATCCTCACTACGAGTGCGGACTCTTATAACGCCCTTAACCTTTACTCCTCAATCGGAGGCAAGGTTACTTTGGGTGTTACGAGATTCAATGACACTCCTGGTGCTCCTAGGATCATCCGTGTGGAAAGTGCGTTTAGTGTCTGATAGTTTGTTAACTCTGTCCCCACTTGTGATGGGGGCTGGGATTAGCAAATTAACCACAATAAATTGGCAACTTTAAATGATGTCCTTACATATTCAAGAACCCAAGCCCAAACAGATTCTAATGGTCTGACTGATACTAATGGAATTGTATTTGCCAACGAAGCATTATTTGATTTTCATAGAAAATTAGTAAATGGGGGTATTGATGCCTCGGCAGTTCAAGAGGCGTATAGAGATGCTTCTGTTCCCACATCAGGCAATGGCTCTACATTTTTATATCCTACTGATGCAATGTTCCTCAAAGCTATTGAGGTTAACTACCAAGATACAGATGCCCAAAACTACATTAGAGCTGACCAAGTAGATGTCTCCAACTTAACGGGTAAGAATTCATTTAGTTGGCTTAGAAAAAATGCTAGTAAACATGCTCCTCAATTTGATGATAGGGGGGACTGGTATGAGGTATTTCCTGCTTTTGTTTCGGGGGATAATCTGAGTCAAGCCATTCGCATTTTCTACTATCAAAAACCCACTGAATACACCGCAACATCCGACACCATATCTTACCCAGTATCACTGGATTACAGAATTTTGGGGTGGAGAATAGCGTCTAACTATTACTATTCGTTGAATAAGTTTTTAGAGGGAGATGCTTTTAATTTAAGGTATGAAGAGAGGGTTAAACAGCTTATAGGCACACTTGGTCGGGGTGCTCAACAGCCAATGGAAGCAAGTGGAATTCCTTGGACAGGTTTTGAATTTTAGCTATGCCAGACCCATATACATATCCAGCAAAGCCAACAGATGCAACTTATACAGGTGTTGGTGCCGAAGGTAGACAAACTTATGACGAACCACTTATCAGTTATGACGACTCATCAACTTATTACGATAGTGTAAATGAAAATGCTTATACATCAGTATCAAAACCAACAGGTTCAATTTATACATTAATAGCAAAACCCACATAATATGGCATTTCCATCAGTCCTTAACACTTTTAATAGACCAACAACTACGGATAAATTAAATAGTCCGTCTCATTCTGGTTTGCATAATACGGTCAGCTCGGCTTTGGGACAGGTAGAAGCAATGATAGGTGTAGTGGGTAATGCTTCAGTGGTGGGAACATTATCTTATGATGTGCGTTCTCCCGCTTCTGGTGGTGGTGGACATGTTCAAGTAGCAAACAAGGGTGGCACAGGTTATACATCATATACCAAAGGGGATATATTGGTAGCTCAAAGTTCGTCAGTTTTAACTAAACTAGCGATAGGTGATGACGGTTCAGCTATCGTGGCAGATGCTTCCAAAGCAACAGGAATAAAGTGGGGAGTTCCTGGTGTCAAACCCACAATTAAAGCATATACAACCCCATCAACCATGACGTGGTATAAGCCATCCACCCTTTCTTACATTAAAGTAAAAATGGTTGGCGGTGGTGGAGGTGGAGCGGGGAGTGGTGGAGACGATATTGGTGGAGGTGGAGGGGGTGCGAGTGGATATTCAGAAAAAGTGATTGCCGCCTCTCTTCTAGGATTAACCGAGGTTCTCATTGTTGGTAGCGGGGGAAATGGACAGAATTCAAATTCAG